TGCCGAGACGATCGAGGATGTTGCGTTCGTCGGGCATCAGCGGCTCCTAGAGGTGAGTGACCGCTGCATAGGGGACCGCTTCATGGGGCGTGTCACCGACGGCTTGTGGGAGGCCATCGGTCGCATGGCGGGCATCTTCGAGAAATCAGGGTTCCGGGGCGTCGCGGGCGGGTTGGTGTCGATCTCGCCAGTCGCGAAGTTGTAGCCGGCCGACGCACCGCGATCCGCGCTAGGTTTCCGTTTGGCCATTAGCGTCTCCCGGAGACTGACCGCCGGCTCCCTAGCTTCCGGTTGATCGGGCGTTTCGCAGCGAAGTCGGGGGTCTTCGACATGGACGCCTCTCCACCCATGATGTTCTTGGCTGCCGACATCGCGCCGCCCGCCATCTCGCCAGGTCCGCTGATCGTGGGTTTGCTCGCGGCTGGCCGCTTCAGCAGCTTGTCGGCGATCGTCCCGACGACCCCGCCAGTACCAACCCCGGCCTTACCGCCGCCCATCGCGCCGCCGAGCGCGCCACCGATACCGCCGCCCCCGGCCGCCCCGAGCACCGCTCCCTTGAGCGCCCCGCCGATCTTGCCCAGGAATCCCATCTATCGCCTCCCTCGCATCGATCGCCCAGTTGTGCGCTTGGCCTTGCGGTCACGCGCAAACTCCTGGGGGGTGTGCGTCGCGCCGGTCTTCATATTCTTGGCCTCAACGACGTGGCCGCCTTTGAACGCCAGCCGGGTGTCGGTACCCTTCTTGTAGCGGTAGCGGGCTCCTTCGAGTGGCATGAATGAACCCCTGTACACGCAAAAGAGGCCGACCCCTCGAAGGAATCGGCCTCTCGTGGCTCCCCGGGTCTGCCGGAGGCCATAGTGGGCGCGTGATGAGCGGTTAGGGTGCTTTAGATTTCCCCGGCCTGTCAAGCCCCCCTACCGGCGTCGCGTGACAGATCGCGAGCTTGACCGGTTGGCCGAGCGAGATCTGACGAGGGACACCGTTGAGAAAATCGATCGTGACCGGGCCGGTAAACCGCACCCGATAGATCGCCTCCTGGAGCGCGGCGAACTCCAGCTGCTCGGAGGGAGGTAGGTGGGCGAGCAGCTCGGCGATACGCTGATCCAAGGTCACTTGGGGCTCTCCGTGATCGTCTGTCGCTCACCCCCAGCGCCATCCGCCTTGGTCTCCGCCTTGGGGGCTTGCTGACCGGAGGATTTCCGGCCGGCGGGGTTCTCGGTCATGCCGATCCCGAGCATCTGCTGGGCGATGAGGCGCTCAGTGACGGTGATCGGGGTGCGGATCTCGAGGAACTGGCCTGGGCGCTGTGGGTCCGGGATGAACTTGCCGGCCTGGAGCCCCATGAGCAGGACCGCCGGGTCGTCTGGCATCTGGAGCGGCGGAAGCGGAATGGGCGGCGGCGTCCCAATGTTCGGGGTCTCCAAGCTCTCATGGAGCGTCCAGAAGTCCAGGTAGCCCATGCGCGCCAGCTGGAAATTCATCATCTTCTTTTCCTGGGACGCCATCGCCAGGATCGAGTTGGGTGCCACGGTGAAGATGAACATCTTCGCGAAGGCCTTGGCCCGCGCAGACCTGGCCTTCGACCGATCCAGCTCAGGCTTATAGCCCGGGGTGGGTTGCGGCGTAGGCACCCCCGTCATCGGATCGGGGGTCATCGTTTGCGCCTCCATCGCTGGGACGAGTGAGTCGGCGTCGAAGTCGAAGTCCTCGAGCGCCAGCCCGGCATCGCCCAGGATGTTCATCCGGCGGCTGGAGGTCTGGAACTGGAAGATGTTGAACTTGTGCATCTGTGCGACGTCGCGGAGGAAGGCTTCCACATTGCGCCCCTCTTGCCTGAGCTCGGGGGTGAGGGCTTCGTAGTACTTCTGAATGGTGTCCGCCCCCGGCATCTGGCGGAGTTGCATGAGCGACTGGAGATTGGCGACCCCCGTTTGCTCGTCGTGCTCGGTGCAGAGCTGGCGGTAGACCTCCAGGAGGAGCGAGAGCACCTGGGGGTTGGGGCCGTCGAGTTTCTTGTAGGGCTCCCTGGAGGGGGATCCGAGCATGGAGATGCCGATCTTCTTCCCGGGGCGCTGCGGGTCGAACGCCTGCTGGAACGCGCGACTGACCGATTGCTTGTCGAATTGCGTGTCGGCGTTGGTCCACTGCTTAATCCCGAGGCGGAGGTCCTTCATCGAGTCGTTGATCGCGTCCTGAATGGGGATCGTGTCGTGGAGCAGCGAGAGACCCAGGAAGCACCAGGGGACCGACCAGAGCTTGAGACGGCTGAAGGGGTACATCGAGTGCCAGAAGGGGTTCGGGCCGTCGTAGAGGATCAGGTCCGGGGTGGAGACGATGAGGCGCTTCTGTGGGTAGAGGGGGCCGCCGGGCTCGACGACGTAGGACCAGTTGGCCGTGGGGTCCCCCATGACAATGGGCTTGTTCGTGAGGTTGCGCGTGAGGTCATTCAGATAGGTGCGGTAGAGCACGACATCCCCCGGGCGGACCGGGCGCGCGGCGGGAATGGAGGCGAGGCCGGAGAGGGTGTCGGCCGCGGGGGTCTGGATGCGCGCGACGATGTGGCGGAACCGCGACATAATGGTCGTCAGGAGGTTGTCGGGCGCCGGGCGGAAGGCCGATTCAAACTCCTTGTATTTCGCGCGCATGGCGTTGATCGAGTGCGCCTCGCGGAAGATGACCCCCTGCCAGAGCTGCGGGCTGGGATCTGAGGAGGGTCGAATCGCCAGCGTGTCCCGGAAGTCCTTCGCGATGATCTTGTGATCCCCGGTGCCGAAGGCGGCTGAGGTGTCCCACTCGATCGCCAGATCACCAGTCCCCCCGGCGAGGGCGTACTTAATACAGTCCCCCAGGGTGAGATCCGCCATCGCCTCAAGCCACCAGGCGACCGTGAGGCGGTTGAGGAGATCACCCTGGAAGCTGAAATTCAGGTCGGTCGCCCGGTAGCCGAACACCGGCTTGATATCGGTGAGGGCACTGACATGGGCCTGGGTGGCTTTCCGTGATTTGTTGATCACCGCGAAGGGGAGGTAATTGAGGGAGAGCTGCTGATTGTCCCGCTGCTCACCAATAATGTAGCGCATCCCCTTGTCGGCCATCTCGAAGGCGGGATCCTGGCGGTTGATCAGGTCCCCCTCTTGTACCGCCTCTGTGATCCACCCCAGCACCCGGGGGTCGCCGCCGAGGCGCAAGCCGTCCACGGTGATCGGCGGCAGCCCGTAGAGGCCAGAGGGGCTAAAGTCCATGATTGCAGTCCTTTACGGTCTTCTCAGCCCACTCGGCGAGATAGGAAAGTGCTGCACGGAGCAGCGTCGGATTGTCGCGGAAACAGCCCAACCCTCCGTTACAGGAGGGACAGAGCACGCTCCGCATCAGCCCCGTCTCGTGATCGTGGTCAAACGCGAATCGCTGCTCCCCCTCGGCAGGGAGGCGGCCACACAACCCGCAACGCCCGTTTTGTGCGGCGAGCTGAATGTCGTACGCAGTGAGACTGGTACCGTAATTCCGACGGTAGGCAGCTTCCCGCCACTGCGCCGGCTGCGGTCCGGTGCGCTGCCAGTACTCACGCTTGTACGCGAGGATGTGTGCGCGTTGCGGACCCTGCAGTCGACGGGTCGCTTTCACGATCAGACACGCTCGACAGTGGGAGGTGTATAGCTTCACTGTCGTGTTCCGCCCCCTCGACCGCTTCTCATAAAACTCGGTGAGCGGCTTTTCTAGTCTGCACCCAGTACAGGTCTTCGGGTCGCGGTTGGACGTGATGGGGGCAGGCATCGGATTACCCTTTCAGGGCGGTCTTCGCTCGGCGCATTCCGGGGCCGAGGGGGATGGAGGGTTTCGTCTCGCCATGCCGGCGCACCGAGACTTTCTCGGATTTGGTGTGCGGGGTGCCGGAGTCGTACACCTGGTCACCGATCTTGCCGCGGTCCCCGAAGGCGGAGACCCCCATGTTGGAGGCCTCCTGGGTCCAGGCGCGGAAGCGCAGGGGCTCGCCTTCGCCGTTGCGATAGCGTTGCTCGGATTCGCGCTCGATCGTCCGGAGCTTGTGGAGGGAGTCGATCTCCACAGGGTGGCCATCCACGTCGACCGAGAACTTCTGGAAGCCCTTCCCGGTGCCCCCGTCGCTGCGCGCGTCCATCGCGAAGTCGCCGGGCTGAGGGGCGATCTCCAAGACGCCGCGACAGAGCCCCCAGTACGTCGCCTCGGCAGGCGGCACCGCCCCACAGATCGGCGGCCACCCGTCCCCACCCACGTCCCGCAATCGGTAGGTGATCAGATGGAGGGTGCCGCAGGTCGGGCACCGGTAATAGTTGGACGGCATCTACCTGGATCGCTCAACGAGGTCGAAGAACTGCTCATAGATGCGTGGCGCCGTCCGGTTGATCAGTTGCTCGACCGTCAGCGAGTTGCGCTCCGCCTTCTCCTTCAGCGCCTCCAGCTGATTCGGTGTGAAGGGCAGGCGGCAGTGGAGGAAAGAGATCCCCGCCAGGCGCTCGACCTTCTTGCGCAGGTCTGGCGCGTTGAGCAGGGAGCCCCCACCGAGGATGGATTCCAGGACCTCCAGGGTCTCGCCTCCGACCACCACGACGCGCCCGGGCGGCAGGAGGCTCACCCCGGCCTTCAGCTTCACCTGCGCGACCGTCTCCAGATCCTTCCGGGTCGCATCCGAGATCTCCTGCAGCTTCGCCAGGGTGTCGTCATCCACGAGCACGCGCAGCGTATTCATCGGCGACTCCAGTTCCCCAGGCTGGTGCCCTCCTGGAGGGATTTGCCATAGCCGACCGGGTAGTTGGCCGACGGCCGTCCCTCAATCCGTGCGGGGTCGTTGCGGCGGTCGATGGCGCCGCGGAACACGGGTCGGGTGTGATCGTCGGGTTCACAGAAGAGGGTCCCGGAGATGCGCCCCTGCGCCTGCAGGCTGGTCACAATCATCGGGCGGACGAGGGCGAGATCCACCCAGACCAGCACCATATCGCCCACCTTGACCGCCAGAGGCAGCTCAGTAGAGGGTCCCGCCACTCCCTCGAGAGTCGGGGTCGTAGAAGAGTCCGTCGGTGTCATCATCGATCTCCTGCCGCTCCTCGGGGCTGAGCCCCTCCTGTTGCCGCTGATCCTGGGCTGTCATGTCTGAGTTGCGATAGTCCAGGTGCTTCTGGTCGCCGGCCCGTAGCCTGCGGCGCTGCTCCTCCGCCCGACGCCGTCGTCGATCCGCCAGGGGCTCGGTCTCCCCGCCCTGGAGGCGCCACGCGACATAGTGCGCGATCCCCCCGGCGATGATGCAGTCGTCGTGCGCACCCTTCGCGGCCTCGGCCTCCCACAAGCTGCCGTCGGTCTGGAAGTCCCGCATCTCATCCAGGGTGAACTGCGAGTTGATGCGGCAGTCACTATAGCCGGTAATCGGGTCGATCGTGGTGACCCCGGTGTAGAACTGATCCAGGAGGATGGGCCGGGTGCGGTTGGTGGTCACCCAGCCCATCTTGGTCGTCCAGCGCTTATTGGGGTCGGCCTGATCGAGCACTTCCCAGATGAAGAAATGCCGGTAGCCGAGGTGGAGCTGCAGGGTGTCCTGAGTGGAGAGGCCGTGGTTGTTGCACTCGATCGCCGCCATCGCCTCGCGCCCGTCGGGCCACTTGTAGAGGTGACCAATCGCGTCGATCACCCCGGCGAGGGCGCGTGGCGCGGTTGTATCGCTGATGAATTGCGCGACCTGCTCCTCGCATTCGTCGATCGTCCCCATGCGCATGACATCGACGACGGAGCGATCGAGGCCGAGGCCGTCGCCGACATCGACCCCCATCACATAGCGGTGGCCTTTCCGGGGGTGCTGCCAGATTTGAAGCGTGTTGAACAGCGCCCGGTCGCCACCGCGCTCCGCCAGCTCTTTGACATTCAGCCGGTGCATCCCGTAGCCCGGAGGAATGGCGTAGTGGGGGCGGGCTTCGGGGAAGGCGAGGATCATGCGGCGGGCTCCGGCTCAATCTCGGTGGTCGCAACAACCTCTTCCTGCAGGGTGGTCGGCTCGTTGGTGTCCAGGTTGGTCGAGGCGTGACGCAGCCGCTGCTTCGCCCCCAGCGCGACGAGCTGCGCCTGGGATTCCTTGTACTCGGCGAGGGAGGCCTCCCCGTCGGCAATCAGCTCGGCCCTGGGGGCCACCGTCCAGAGGTCGCACAGCGCACGGCCTTGCTTCTCCAACCGATCCATTGTGGCCACGCTGAAAATCGAGCGCCCTGAGTTCTGGAAGGCCTCCTCGGGCTCACTCGGATATTCACTCAGGAACCGGTAGAGCTGATCATCATGCACCGCGGCGGCCTTCATGACCTCGTACCAATAGAGCTGCTCCCGGGTGAGCTGCACAGCCCGGTGCATGTATTGGGGGCCTTGTTCGGTCGCCCGCCGCGCGAACGCCAGGGTGTCATCGCTGGGGCTCCACCCGGGTGGGCAGGGGAGCCAGTACTTCGACTTCTCGGCGTAGAAGGGCACGAAGATGTTGAAAAACCTCGGGTCAATCCCCGCGCCGGCTTTCTTCCATTCCTGGTGCCAATAATTATTCCTGCCCATCGCGGTGGACTCACGCCCCATGAGGGTCCGGGGGGTAATCGGCACCGCAGGTAAGAGGCTCGAGTTGATCTGTTCGGGGCGCTCCCAGGTGGTGATCTCGGAGAGGTGGACGGCGGAGTAGGTCTTCGAGCGCCCCAGTTGCCCCTTCTCGCCTCCCTCCTCCTGCAGGCCCCCCTTCATCGACTTCCCGGACTCGACAATGACCCGGGAGCCGTTCTTCCACATGATATGGCGGTTCTTCGTGTGGTAGAGCTCCTTGGGCTTGAGCCACCAGGGCCACTTCTCGACGACCAATTCGAGCATCCCGAAGAGACCCTCAGACCCACTATTTTGGGGCACGTCGCTCGCCACCAGTGTGCGGACCTGTCCATGCGTGAGCACGCGGTGGGCTAGGAGGCTCTGCACCAGGGTAGAGTTGTGTGAGACCAGCCCCTCCGCAATGAAGGTCTTGGTAGAGGTCTGGAGGTCGATCGCACGGCGGCGACCCCGCGGGATAATCTCTACGATCTGCGCGTACGACCCGTTGTCGGGGTTTCGCTTCCCTGGCAGCTCCTTTCCCTCCCACCAACACCGATCAACAAACCGGGTCGGGCGCGTCTGCCCAATCAGGCGGAAGCATTCGTCGGTCCGGGAAAGACTGAGCTTGGGACAGGGCTGCGTACCGAACTTGCTAGCGCGGTCGGGCGTTCGATCCTCATCCTCTTGAATGTGGTACCCTCTAGCCTCGAAGTACTGAAGCGCACGGTCGAACACTGGACCGTATCGCTGACAGACGGAAAACTCCGTACCGCCGGACCCTTTCGCGCCTCCACTACCCTCCCCATCAAGCATCCCACCCATCCAGCCGTCTTCGTAATCGACCGGCCCCCACGGGGAGACGACGTGTCGGATGTGATCCCCGACGATCATCTTCGACACACTCCGCCACTCCGTCGCCGTATTCCCTCGTCGGCGAGTCAAGAATCGGTGATTCTCGGTCGCACACACGGAACAGCCGTTGTCGAGGACCAGCGCGTAGGATGGCTCCACAACCCGCCGTACGGCCTCCACCATCGCCGGGTGCATCTTGCGCCCAGCGCCGCGTCCCGTATACGGAAATTCATCCGCGCCCAGTAGGACATCTCCAGGCTCGACATCCCCAATACGGACCCACCGGAGATCAGCGGTGAGTACCCGCGTGTCCGGTTCCAAGCATGCCCCGAGCTGTCGCCCCTTAAGGATGTTGAACAGCAATCCATCCGGGTGTCCCTCCTGCCAGTGCTGCAGTTCCACCCGCGCCAGCTCCGCCAGGATCAGTTCCTGGCTTTCCCACAGGGGGTACATGGGTCGTAGGCTCTGGCCGGCGTAGTTGATCCAGATGTAGCGTTCGGCGGCGTACCGGTAGTCGATCTTGACCAACAATTGTTCGTTGAGGATGAAGGCCTCTTCGTCCTGGGAGAAGGCCCTGGTCGGCTCGCGCGTCTCGAGATCGTAGATCGTATCCAAGCTCGTCCGCATCGCGTGGCAGTGCGCCGCAGGGAGGCGCTGGAGCTGGAGGCCGAACTGGGCTTCCAACCGCTCCTGCTGCGCCGCCACGATGGCTGGGTGGTACATCTACCGACCGGTGTACGAATCAGCGCCCCGATCGTCTCGGCGGTCCGTGCGCTCAACGATCAGCGTACCCAGGTTCTCGATCTTCAACCCGAGCTGTTCCAGCATGCTAGACACCTCGTGCATATCCACGCGCATCGTCGTACGCCAGCGCTCCAGTTCTTCGACGCGCGCCGCGAGATGCCCCGCGCGAAAGAACAGCGCGATGACGGCCAGGAGCACCGTGATACACACGCCGAGGATCGTCGGACCGTAATTCACCATAGGGGGGCTGCCTAGTTCCGATCGTCGTCCACGGCTGACTCCGCTCCGTCCGCTACAGCGGAGCTGATGTCCCCCTCCAGTGGGGCCTCCCCTGATCCGTAGAGCACCCGATCGGTCGCCTCCTGGAAGCGTTCGAACGCGCCACCACCCCCAGAATTATTATTATGATTATTATTATTGACCTGGTTCAGGCCGATCTGGATACCCCCCTTGGGCAGCAATTGGGCCATGTCGATCGCCAGCTTCTGCCGCTCGAGATCAGGACTGTACACGAGCCTGCCCGTCCCCTGGCAGACCTCGCAGGGGCCTGGAGAGGGATTGGGTGCCGCAGGTGTGGGGTCTGGTGTGATCGTGCCCGTGCCCTGACACCCACCATTACACGGCGCTTCGTAGGGGGCCGCCCGCCGCATGACATCCGTGGTCACCGCCGCGATG